TATGGAAATGAATTTAGGCATTAACTTTACGCCAGAGATGATTGCTAACATAACAAAGCAAATCAGTGGCGGGATAATGGGTAAGCCAAAGCCAAAAAAGAAAGTTGCGGCAAAACCTAAACTTCCTGTAGTTGAAAGAAGAAGAGGGCAACCTGTAGCGGCCAAAAAGCCTAAAACAATTAAAACTCAAAGAAATCCTATTGCGGCAGCAGCAGCAGTAAATAGAAAAGTTCCCACAGGCAAGCTTAGTCCAGATCAGTATAGGCTTTTAAAGAACGAAAATCTTATGGATGACGATGATGACTTCTTTGAAGATACAGAAGGCAGATTTGGACAAGCGGGTACGGTTTATACTAAAGATTTTAGTGAGAGCATTGTAGATGATGTTTCTGCAGAAAGAGCGCAACTTAAAAGAGATGCTATAGCCGCAAACTTGGCTCTTGGTATCGATGAGCCTGTAGGTAATGTTAGAGATCCTAATGTAGCGCCAATCAATGAATTGTTTCCTAATGCACCACAAGTGCCTACACCTCCGCAATTACCTGAAGTCCGTGAAAATTATATCCCAAGCAATATTCTTGGGCCTGTTTTTGATCCTAAAGATCGTGAAGCTTATGCGGCTAAAGTCCAAGCACAACGTGATCAAATGGCCGCTGCTATGCAGCCAGGGGGGAATATACAATCAGGTATGTACCCAACAGCAATGAATCCTCTTTCAGCTATGCCACAAACCCAGTTTGGTGGTTACGGCGCTCAGATGCCTATGCAGGCTTTGAATCCTTATGCAGGCATGGCTAGAAGGAATCCTGCTAAAACTGACTTTTTTCCTGATTACATTCAAAGACCTCAACCTATCATGCAGGGTGATGGATAATTATAAGAATGGATTCAATATCCCTAGCGTCATACATACATAAAAAGATTAATCAATATGAGGAAGCTCATGTTGACTACATAACCTCTGGCAATATCAAAGATATGGAGGACTACAAATTTGCGATGGGTGAGTTATCGATGCTTCGCACCCTGCGCGAGGAGTTAAGAGAAGCGTTGCATATTGAAGGAGATCCCCTCGATGAGTGATCTATTATTAGATTCCATCGCAAAACCGTCTGTTACAGACGCATATGTGAGTGAAGAAGAGAAGGTTTTAGACCCTTCTGTGCTAGACAAGTCCTTGGTTGAAAGAATGCCAAACCCTTCTGGATATCGTTTATTAGTCCTGCCTTACAAAGGCAAAGGTGTGACTGATGGTGGTATTCAACTAATCCAATCCACGCTAGATAAAGAAAATCTTGCCACCTCTGTTTGTTATGTCATGAAAATGGGTCCACTGGCCTATAAAGACTTTGATAAGTTTGGCGATGAGCCATGGTGCAAGGTTGGTGATTGGGTTCTTATTGGTCGTTATGCAGGATCAAGATTCTCTTTAGAAGATGATCATGAAGTTCGCATTATTAATGACGATGAGGTTATTGGAACAATTCTTAATCCAGATGACATTAAGTCTGCATAGGTGAAATATGAGTGAAGAAACATTATCAGAGGCATTGTCTAAACTAGACGATGACAGTTCTGTAAGTAACGCTGCAGTCCCTTCAGGCCGCAGGGTTGAAGAAGAAGTTCAAGAAGAAAACGCAGTTATTGAGTTTTCTGAGGAAGAGGCTGAAGAGATAGCCCCTGTCACAGAAGATGCTGTTAAGGAAGATTTTGAAGCTTCATATGACAATAATGAAGAAGAGTTATCTGAAGCAGAAGTAAAAGCAAGGACTGCTCAGAACAGAATTAACCAGGCTGTTAAACAAGCTAAAGAGTATCAGCGCAGAGAACTACAGGCTTTGCAATTTGCTAAAGAGTTAAGAGAACAAAACGAAGCTCTTTCTAATCAATTGCAAAACACTCAGGCAACTGGGGCTGAACAGAACCTTAAGATTCAAGAAAGCTATGGCAATGAGTTTGCTACCCGTGTAGATACTCAGGCTGAAGCAGCAAAAAGAAATCTTAAAAATGCATATGAGTCTGGTGATCCAGAAGCTATGGCAGATGCTCAACAACTTATTGCACGAGCAGAAGCTGATAGATCTGCTTTGGCTAAGTATCAACAGGAACTTGAAGAGTACAAGGTTCAATACTCAGATTGGCAGGAACAGCAGCGTACTTCTAGAGATCAAGCGCAACAATATGCTGATCAGCAAAAAGAGTATTATCAAGAACCATCTTATCAAGAACCCGAATATCAAGAACCATCAACTAAGGCTCAAGATTGGGCAGTAAGGAATGAATGGTTCGGTAAAGATAAAGTTATGACTAATGTCGCCTTTGCTGTCCATAATGATTTGGTAGATCAAGGTGTTGACATAGAATCTGACGAATACTATTCTCAAATAGATAGCCGTATGAGGTCTGAACTTCCTCATAAGTTTAGCGGCAACAATATCGCGGGAGACAACTTAAACAACGTCCAAACTGTTGTCTCTGGATCGCGCACGACTGGAACTGGACGCAATCAAAACTCTCGTAGAGTTGAACTTACACCAACGGAGCAGCAGTTAGCTAGGAAGCTTGGAGTACCGTTCAAAGAATACGCAAAACAGAAGATGAGGTTACAACGATCATGAGTGACGAGCAAAAGGCAGGCTCTGACAGAGCACCCAGAGGTAGTGGCAGCAGATCAGCCACTCAAGCTAGAAAACCATGGAAGCCACCTCAAGCATTGGACACACCGGAGCCGCCTCCGGGTATGAAGTATCGTTGGGTTAGAACCCACATGCGTGGTGAAGCAGATAAGACTAATGTCCACATGAGACTTCGTGAGGGGTACGAACCTGTACATCCTAGCGAAATCCAAGGCCATGATCTCCCCGTCATCGATGAGGGAAATCATGCTGGTACTGTGGGTGTAGGTGGTCTGATGTTAACCAAAATACCTGAAGAAACGGTAAACGAAAGAAATGCTCACTTTGAGCGTCAAACCAGTCAGCAGATGAACGCTGTTGATAATGATTTGATGCGAGATGAGCATCCTGCTATGCCAATTTCTAACGAAAGAAAGACGCAGGTTTCATTTGGCAGAGGTAAGAAATAACCTCTTTTTGATTGTGTTTAACAGGAGATCCAAAAATGGCTAATCAAGATGCCGCATTTGGCATGCGTCCAGTTCGGATGGTAGGGGGAGCACCCTACACTGGTGGACAAAGCCGATATAGAATCGCCGCTAACTATGGCACTGCTATATTCCAAGGGGATATGGTTGCCCAAGTTACTGGTGGTACAGTAGAAGTTCACGCTGACGCAGGCACAGTGCCTATAGTTGGTGTGTTTAACGGTTGTCAGTACACTGATCCTACTACTAAGGAACAGGTATTCAGCAACTTTTACCCAGCAAGTACTAATGCTTCTGACATTATTGCTTTCATTATCGATGACCCAATGGTTGTGTTTGAAGTTCAAGCCAATATTGCGTTCCCGATTGCAGATTTGTTCGGAAACTTTGATATTGTTTATACGACAGCAGGAAGCACCGTAACTGGTATTTCTGGTGCTGAACTACAGGTAACAGATGGCGGCACTGCCACCACACTTGCTGTTAAAGCAATTGACATATCTGGTGATCCTGAAAATTCAGACGTAGGCTCCGCACATACTAATGTGTTGGTTGTTATTCAAAACCATGTATTCGGCGTTAAAGGCGCTGGTCTAGCTTAAAGGAGTTAATTCATGGCTATTTCAAGAGCACAATTAGCCAAAGAGCTAGAGCCTGGCCTCAACGCTTTATTTGGTATGGAATACGCTCGTTATGAAAACGAGCACGCTGAAATCTTTGAAACTGAATCTTCTGACAGAGCGTTTGAAGAAGAAGTTCTGATTGTAGGCTTCGGTAATGCACGCGATAAAACTGAAGGTCAAGGTGTCGGTTACGACTCTGCGTCTGAAGGCTTCACCGCTCGTTACACACACGAAACTGTTGCACTTGCTTTTGCTTTGACCGAAGAAGCGGTTGAAGATAATTTGTATGACCGCCTTGGTGCGCGTTATACGAAGGCTCTTGCACGCAGCATGGCACACACCAAGCAAGTTAAAGCTGCTAACGTATTGAACAATGCGTTTAATGTTAACTTTGCTGGCGGTGACGGTGTTGAGTTGATTGATGATGCACACCCCTTAGCTGGCGGTGGAACATTCTCAAATCGTCCTACGGCGTTCTCAGATTTGAACGAAACATCTTTAGAAGATGCTTTGATCAACATCTCTACGTTTGTTGATGATCGAAACATGATCCTGGCTCTGCAAGGAACCAAGCTTATTGTTCCACCTCAACTTCAGTTTGTTGCTGATCGTCTTTTAGACACACCAGGGCGTGTAGCTACAGCGGACAACGACATCAATGCAATTAGGAATATGGGCATGTTGCCACAAGGCTATGCAGTCAACCATTTCTTAACTGACACTGATGCTTGGTTTGTCTTGACTGACTGCCCAGATGGCCTAAAGCACTTTGAACGTAGCCCAATCTCGACTTCTATGGAAGGCGATTTTGATACAGGCAATGTTCGATACAAGGCTCGTGAACGCTACAGCTTCGGCTTCAGCAACCCACGCGCAGTGTTCGGATCATCAGGTGCATAATTGTTTCATGTGAAGCAATCTTAAGATAAGGGGCATTTGTTGCCCCTTATCTTTTTGTATGATATAAAAACTTATCCCTGACAGGCGCATACCGTGCCTGACACTAGCCACGACAGGAGATTCTCATGGCGAATACAACCTTCAACGGACCAGTCCGTTCCGAAAATGGTTTTGAAACCATATCAAAAAATGCTACTACTGGTGCAATTACTATAACCAGCGGCAGCAAAATGGCTGTAGAAGCCGAAGGCGGTGCTGGAATAGAAGGCACAGCAGCGGTTTATGTTACTCAAGTAGAGCGTTTTAAGAGTGATACCTCGACTAACGTAAACATAGTCAAAACAACAATTATGATTGACCTAACCGGCCTAAAAGACGGCGGCACTGCAGGTGACATTATTGGTAAAGATGGTTCTGGAGTAGCTTATATAGGCCAAGTTACTGCTGCTAATACAGGCAGTGTATTTGGTGTAACTATGCAATGCGTAGAAGCCCCAGCAGGTGGAAGTGCTGATATAGATTTGTTCTCAGCAACTGAAGGCACAGGTGTTAATGACACCGCAATTGGCGATCTTACTGAAACTCAAATAATTAATGCTGGAACGCAAGCTGCAGGTACACTAACTGCTGGTGGTGATATTGCCGCCGATCAGTTCCTGTACTTGGTAAGCCAAGGCACGGGCGATGCAACGTATACGGCAGGTCGTTTTCTAATTGAAATAACTGGCTTCGACGTAGCTTCCTAGATAGGAGAAAATCATGGCTGATGCAGTCACATCTCAAACCATTCAGGATGGTGAACGAAAAGCTGTTTTAAAGTTTACAAACATCAGTGATGGCAGTGGCGAAGCCGCAGTCAAGAAGATTGATGTAAGCGCCCTTTCAGCTAACAGTGCTGGCGCAGCTTGCACTGAAGTCGCCGTAGCTAAAATTTGGTGGCAGTGTGTTGGTATGGGCGTTGAGTTGTTGAATGATGCTGATGCAAATACTTTAATTATTGGTCTTTCACCTGATTCAAATGGATACCATGATTATTCAGATTTTTCTGGGATTCCAAATGATGCTGGCACTGGAAAAAATGGCGATGTTTTGTTTACAACTATTGGGGCAAGCAGCACTGATACTTACACTGTCATTGTAGAAGTTCTAAAGAGTTATTAATGACTACATCAAACAGCAGAGATTTTGAACCAGATGTAGCGGAATATATCGAGGAAGCATTTGAAAGATGCGGCCTTGAGTTCCGTACTGGATATGATGGTGTAACAGCCAGAAGATCACTTAATCTGCTGTTTGCTGACTGGGCGAACAGAGGGTTGAATCAGTGGACTGTAACAAATACAACCACAACTTTAACCCAAGCTGATGAATTTATTGATTTAACATCATCGACTATTGATGTTCTTGATGTTGTGGTTAGACGTACAACTGGTACGTCTACTACAGACATAAGTATGCAACAAATAGGTAGGTCTGAGTATTGGAACCTACCCAATAAAGATACTCAGTCTAGGCCAACACAATGGTTTTTAGATAAACAAATTATTCCGCGCCTTTACATTTGGCCAGCGTCTGAAAATTCTACAGACCAATTACTTATAAATAGATTGGTTCGTATAGAAGATGCTGATGCAAGCGTGAATACAGTAGGTGTGCCGTTTAGGTTTTATCCTTGTTTAGCTGCAGGTCTTGCATATTACATAGCTCTAAAGAAAGCTCCAGACCGTGTACAAATGCTTAAGGGTTTGTACGATGAAGAGTTTGCCAGGGCTGCGGATCAAGATGAAAGCAGAGCATCATTGACGATTTCCCCCGGCACCAGATCTAGGATAGCGTAATGGCTTTTGCATCTGGAAAGCACGCAATTGCTATATGCGACAGGTGTGGATTTCAATACAAGTATTTAAGTCTTAAACGTGAGTGGACTGGGTTTAGGGTTTGCTCTGAATGTTTTGAGGTAAAACACCCACAGCTTGAACCGATACACCATGTTTCTGATCTTGAAGCATTAAGATTTCCAAGGCCAAGTGTGCCTTCTGCTTCTGTAGCTGGCGCAGGTGTTGTAAGGACAATTGATGCAAATCAAATGATGTCTATTACTGGTGATGTGATTGGGTCTGAATTTAGTCAAGAAGCTGCTACAGGCGAAATTGGAACGGTAACAGTGGTGATAACATGAGTTTTACATTAGCGACATTAAAGTCAACAGTACAAGATTATTGTGAAACTGCAGAGACTACTTTTGTTGCAGACTTGCCTACGTTTATTAAAGAGGCTGAAGAGCGAATATTAAAGAACGTAGAGCTTCCTGTTTTTAGAAAAAACGTAACAGGTAACGCAACAGCAAATAATACTTATCTCTCTACACCTAGCGACTTCCTAGCTCCTTATAGCCTAGCCGTAATCTCTAGCGATGTTTATAGTTACCCGCTTTTGAAGCATGTTTCATTTATTAGAGACTACACACCTAATGCTTCAACGACTGGGCTCCCAAAGTATTATGCTTTGTTTGATGATAATACGTTTCTATTAGCACCTACTCCAGATTCTGGATATACGTTTGAGTTACACTACAAGTATCGTCCAGCTTCTTTAACTGCTGGAGCAGAAAGCGGAACAACCTGGCTTTCAGAAAATGCTCCAGATGCCCTTTTGTACGGTACACTCGTAGAGGCGGCAACTTTTTTAAAGTCTCCAGAAGAAGTTGGGCAATATGAACAAAGATTTATATCAGCTACATCTGCTCTTAAAAAGCTTGGCGAAGGTTATGGGGCAAGAGATGAGTATCGTTATGACATTTCTAAGGGTTAAGTATGTTTTTTGAAGCACCTAAACTTGAGATAGGTAACGTAATAGTCACTACTACGTCAAACAAAGGGCATGATCCAGATTTCTGGGCAGAAGCAATAGCTGATAGAGTTGTAAGCGTGGGCGGTAACTGTCACCCAGTAATTGCTCAACAAGCACAAGAATTTAAAGATGCAGTTAAAGCAACAGCTTTACACTACATAAAAGAGGCAATAAGGAGCGATAGGACTACTCTTACCGCTGAATTTGAACGTCAAGGCCATAAGGACATGGCAGACATAATAAGGAGTCTATAATGGCTATTTCAACTGCAATGTGTACTTCGTTTAAGGTCGAGATCTTAAAAGGCGTTCACAACTTTACGGCAACTTCGGGTAACACTTTCAATTTAGCATTGTACACAAGCTCTGCTTCTTTAGGAGCAGCTACTACAGCGTACTCAACTAGCAATGAAGTAAGTGGTACAAACTACACCGCGAAAGGTGCTGCTTTAACTAGCGTTACGCCTGTTGCTAGCAGCACAACTGCTATCGGAGATTTTGCTAACCTGACATTTTCAAATGCTACGGTTACTGCAAATGGAGCATTGATCTTCAATGATTCAGCATCAGGTGACCCAGCAGTTTGTACATTAGCGTTTGGTGGAGATAAAACATCTACTGCTGGTGATTTTACTATTCAGTTCCCTACTGCGGATGCGTCTAACGCGATTATCCGCATCGCATAGGGTCTAACGTGTGGCAATCATTAATGGTTGGGGCAGAGGCACTTGGGGCCAGCTTGAGTGGGGTGAAGGCGATCTTCCTGTTACAGTTACAGGCGTTGCTGGCACTGGCTCGGTTGGAACCGTCACCGTTGATGCACAGGCTACAACATCTGTTACAGGCGTTGCTGGAACTTCGGCTCTCGGTACAATCTCGCTTGTTACAAACAACAACCTTAGTGTTACGGGAGTTGCGGGTACAGGTGCGGTCACAACAGTTACCGTCGATGCAGACTCCAATACATCTGTTACAGGCGTTGCGGGGACAAGTGCAGTTGGCTCTGTTACCGTCGATGCAGAATCTAATGTATCGGTCACGGGCGTTGCTGGCACGGGCGCGGTTGGCTCTGTTACTGTCGTTGCGGAAGCCAATGTTTCTGTTACTGGTGTGGCGGGAACGTCTGCGGTTGGCACAGTTGTACCTGTATCGAATAACAACCTCGATGTCACAGGGGTGGCGGGAACTGGATCTGTCGGAACGGTTCTCCCTGTATCCAACAACAACCTTAGTGTATCTGGCGTTGCTGGCACTGGATCGGTTGGCACGGTTACACTCACGGGTAATTCACTTTCGTCGGTCACTGGCGTTGCGGGTACAGGCTCTGCTGGCACAGTAACCGCTGATGGAGAATCGGATGTTTCAGTTACTGGCGTTGCTGGTACTGGGGCAGTTACTACAGTTACTGTTGATGCAGCAGCAGATGTCTCTGTAACAGGTGTAGAAGGCACTGGATCGATTGGGACAGTTGTTCCTGTTTCCAATAACAACCTTAGCGTTACTGGTGTTGCGGGTACAACAGCCGTAGGCACAATTACTGTTGATACCTCTACAAAAGTTGATGTCTCAGGGGTCGCAGGAACTTCTGCTGTTGGTACGATATCCCTTGTTACAAATAATGTGCTTGCCGTTACTGGCGTTTCTGGCACAGGTGCAGCGGGTACAATTACCGTTGCAGCAGCAGCGGATGTCCCAACAACAGGTGTCGCGGGTACTGGTGCGGTTACAGCACCTACTGTTGACGTAGAAACAAGTGTTTCTGTAACAGGAGTTGCGGGTACTGGCGCAATAGGTACAAGCACTGTTGCAGCAGCAGCTAATTTTGCCGTTACGGGGGTTGCGGGTACAGGTTCTATCGGATCAGTTACCGTAACTACTGTAGGCAACGTAACCGTAGATGTTACGGGCGTTTCTGGGACAGGTGCAGCAGGAACACCTACTGTTGATGCAGCGGCTAATTTTGCTGTAACTGGGGTCGCTGGTACAAGTGCTGTTGGCACAATAACAGTAGCTACAGTTACAGGTGTTCCCGTTACTGGTGTTCAAGGTGCGGGTGATGCAGGAACCGTAACTGTAAGTGGACTAGGTAACGTAGCTGTTACTGGGGTCGCGGGTACTGGGGCAATCGGAACCGTAACCGTAAGTACGGTAAATAATATTGAAGTAGCCGTAACAGGAGTGGCTAGTACAGGCGCGATAGGAACGGTTACAATTGCTTTAGGGCAAACAGTTATTCCTACAGGTGTTCAAGGTACGGGCGCTGTTGGTACAGTAACGGTTGACGCAAAAACTTCGATAGCGGTTATCGGGGTTGTAGGAACTGGAGCAATAGGCACTGTAAATGTTTGGGGATTAATAGATGATTCACAAACGCCAAATTGGATTAATATAAACGACAGTCAGACCCCTACATGGACTGATGTATCAGATAGTCAAACCCCTAACTGGGATGAGGTAGCTTAAATGGCAACTTATGTAAACGACCTACGCTTAAAAGAGATCGCCACTGGAGATGAATCCGGGACTTGGGGAACAAGTACAAACACAAATTTAGAGTTGATCGCAGAAGCGTTTTCTTTCGGTACGGAAGCAATTACGACTAATGCAGATACGCATACCACAACGATTGCGGATGGAGCTACCGATCCGGGTCGTTCTTTGTTTCTCAAGTATACAGGCACATTAGATTCTGCTTGCACCATTACGATAGGGCCAAACACGGTCAGTAAACTTTGGTTCATTGAAAACGCAACCAGTGGATCGCAGAACATTATTATTAGCCAAGGTTCTGGGGCAAACATCACTATCCCGCCCGGAGATACCAAAGCTGTCTACAGTGACGGCGCTGGGTCTGGTGCAGCCATAATTGACGCATTTGCGTCTTTGAGTGTTGTTGATCTTAAAGTACAAGATGATTTAACCGTTACTGATGATATGACTGTTGGCGGTACTTTAGGAGTAACAGGAGTTTTAACAGCTACTTCACTAGACATCTCAGGCGATATAGACGTAGACGGCACCGCCAACTTAGACGTTGTGGATATTGATGGCGCGGTAGATATGGCTTCTACCCTGCAAGTGGATGGAGCCATAACTTTTAGTAGCACTTTAAACGGTTTAGACATTCTTGCTGATACTACAAACTTCGTTGATAGTATTTTAATAAGTCAAAATGCAAGTACAGGTACTTTATCAAGTGCATCAAACAATACAGGGTTAGGCGATACTGTTTTTGCGGCATTAACTTCGGGACATGATAATACAGTAGTCGGTAAAGATGCTGGTAAAGCTATAACAACTGGTGAAGAAAATGTAATAGTCGGTCATAAAGCTGGTGATGCTTTAACAGA